CGCTGTTGGTTGGGTATGCTGTTTGGGCATGGCAAGTAACTTCTTGGTCATACCGCTGGCAAACTTTGCGCTTGCTGTATCCGGTTCTTCAGTGGTGGTTCCCCTTATAGACCTGTCAACCATGATGCCCGTTCTAATGGGTATGTTGGGCTTAGGTGCGTTTAGGACGTTTGAGAAGACTAAAGGAGTCAAGTAATGTCATCTAGATATGACCCGTTTGGCGCAGTTAGTATGGTTGGTAGTCGTGTTATTGACTACGCCCGTAACACTCCTATTGGAGAGTTTATTGGTGTAGCTGACGACGAACTAAGAAGTGGACAGCGATACGGCTCTTACGACTCAGGAGTGTACGAGGGAGACGTAGGTTACGCTGGCCCTACTCGTGGCGTAGGTAATCCGTTCGGGATGGAGGAAACGCAACAGCAAGGTCGTCCTACTTTATTTAGCGACATGGGTGAGCGACCATTACCGCCCGGTGTGGGACGCACTCGTGAAGTGTTGCAGCCCGGAGACCCCGGTTATATTGAGTATACGTCACGGGAAGAAATGTATAACGAGTTTCGTCCTCAGATAGAAGCCGTTACAGTTAGTGATGAAGACTGGCTTAATATGACTGAGGAGGAGCGTCAGGCTAATTATGATGCTAGAATGCAACTAGCTCCCGCAGCTCAAGCATTCGTAGGTTCTGTTGAAAGCGAGTCGCCTTTTGGTGATGTAAGTTTAGCCGGTGTTAATAGGGAAGAAGTATACAACAACCTATTAAAACAAAAAGAAGCTGGTGAGCTTTCTGATATTGACTTTGAAAGATACACAGATGATTTGCGTAGGGGTGCTCAAAGTGAGCTAGACGCACAGCGCGATATGCTGTTTAGAGCCGGTTTTACGGAACAAGAACTACAAGACGCAGGTTACTATGGCACGGAGCTTGCCTCTTTAGAATCTGGTTTCGACAGGCCAAACCCAGAAGATTACAGAGGAGGCAGTACAAGCCGTTTGTATCAAGAGGATTTGGCTGCTTTTGAGCTAGGACAGGAAGACCCTTTCCGGGCCACTGTTGAAGACATTGAGCTTGCGGACGAACGTCAGTTAGTTAAAACGTATGACTTGTACGACAATAGAATACTTGACAACTATAACAACACGTTTGGCGAGCTAGACCGCTTACGTGGTGTGGGCGATGCGGAGTTTAATGCAGCGTATAGTCAACTAGGAAACAACCAACAAAACGCCTATTTATACCACGCTTACAGTAGCGGAGACATAGGCCGCGAAGAGTATAAAGCGTTGGTTACACGTAATTTGTTGGAAGAAGGTGTCCCTTTGTTTATGACTGACGAAGGCGAACTGGCTAAGGGTTACAAGTACGGACAATATCAGTTAGTTTATTTTGGGGACGAAGCTGACAAAGAAAGAGCACCCGGCACTGTAAACAACTTCGCCGATAGTCTTGGAGAGGGCGGTGCAAGCGATGAACAAGTTGGTAGACGTAAAACAGTATATGATTTAGAAGTAGGTAACGTATACTTTGGGCCACCACAACGTGCCGAAGAACGTCCTGAAGCGTCTATTTGGAGCAGGGTAAAAGCCCCTGTGTTAAACTACGCTACTGGTGGTCTGTACAGCGCGACACAAGACCCTGAACAGTTCCTGATTGATACGTTTGGTTCTTCTATTATAGACGCTGCGTTTGCTTCATTTGACGCCGCACTGCCAGAAATGCCACCAGAAGTAGAGGCAGGTGTTAAACGCACA